TCACCGAGGGCATGGAGAACCAGTTGATCCCCGTGGACAACTGGGCCGCGTTCGCGGAGAAGGGCGGCATTAAAGGGGCGGTTGACTGGGTGCCGATCGATCAGGTCGCTGCGACCATCGAGCGCCTGACGATGCAGCGCGACGTGCTGAAGAACAACCTCTACGAGGTGCTCGGCATCGGCGACATCATGCGCGGCATGACGAACCCGGACGAGACACTGGGCGCGCAGCAACTCAAGGCGCAATTCGGTGGCTCGCGCCTGCAGTTCAAGCAGCAGGAAATCGGGCAGTGGGTCGCGCAGGGTCAGCGCATCCGCGCTGAGATCATCTGCGAGCACTTCCAGCCGCAGACGATCATCGAGCGCTCGAACATCATGCACTCGAACGATGCCTCGCTCGCGCAGCAGGCCGTGCAGTTCCTGAAGGAAGACAAGACGAAGCGCTACCGCATCACTGTCGAGTCGGAAACGATGGCGATGGTGGACTGGGCACAGGAGCGCGACAGCCGCACGCAGTACATGCAGGCCGTCGGCGGCTTCGTGCAGAGCGTGACACCACTCATTCAGGCGCAGCCTGCTGCGGCACCGATGGTGCTGCAGATGATGAAGTGGGGTCTGGGCGGCTTCCGCATCGGCAAGGAGATCGAGACACTGCTCGATCAAGCGATTCAGGCCGCGAGCCAGCCGCCGCAGCCGCCTGCGCCCGATCCCGAGAAGGAAGCGAAGGTCGAGTCCGACAAGGCCAGCGCCTTCCAGAAGCGCGCCAGCGGCGTGAAGGACTTGGTCGATGCACAGGCGCAGCAGTTCGAGCAGGCCGTGCTCACGGGGCAAGGCCTGCCACCTGTGCCCGGCATGCCCCAGCAGCCGCCTGCAGGCCCGCAGGGCGCGCCGCCGATGCCGCCGCAAGGTGGCGGTGGCCCGCCGCCCATGCCCGGCCCGCAGGGGCCGCAAGAGATCAATCCGATGGCTGCTATTCAACCCGGTGCGGGTGTCCCGCCTGCGCCAATACCCGGAGCACAGTGATGGCTGAAATGGAAGAACGCGAAAGCGAGCACAACATGCTCGTGAAGTGCCCCGTGTGCGGGGCGCAGTTGTCCATCGAACCGGCCGAGGACGCGGCCGAGGAGCACGCGAACGAGGCGAAGCAGGAGGCCGCCCCGCTGCGTGACACGATCAAGCAAGCGATGGAGAAGTAGCATGGCGCGTCGTCGATGGATTTACGTGAACGGTGTCGCCTATGAAGAAGGCGTCGATGTCATCCCCGAGAATCCGATGGAGATGCTGCCGCACAATCGTGTCATCGGCGACTCGCACTACGATGGCCTGCGCGCCACCGACGGCACCGACATCAGCACGCGTGCCAAGCATCGCGAGTACATGAAGCGCAACAACCTGACGACGATGGATGACTTCAACACGTCCTTCGCGCAGGCACTGAAGCGCAAGGCAGAGTACGTGACCGAAGGCAAGCATGCGGCCGTGAAGCGCGCGGACATCGAGCGCGCGATCCATCAACTGCAGCAGCGGAGAAAGTAATGGCGAACGCATGGGACGTGATCAGCAGCGAACTGCCGAAGTTCCTGCGCGAGATGTCGCCGCGCAAGGTGATCACCGAGGAGCGCGGCGTGATGACTCCGCTCGCGCGCCGAGGCACCGAGCGCGTGATCGACAACCCGGACATCACGCCTGCCGACGTGATGGAGAGTGCGGCCGACGTGCTGCTGCCGCTGGCCTTCTACTCTGGCGACGTGGAAGCGGCGACGGGCGCGAAGGCTTTAAAGGGCAAGGGTGCCATCGGCAAGACGGTGAAGGCGCTGCGCAAGCCGAAGTCCGAAGGCTTCGCACTCACGCCTGAGTCGCTGCCCATCCTCGAAAGCGTGACGAAGCCCGAGCTTCGTGCCGTGCTGCCGAAGGGCGAGGAAGACATCGCGCGCTCCTTCGGCGCGGACCCGCGCCTGAAGGGCGGCGGCACGATCCCTGCGAGCGAAGTCTCGACCGCACTGCGCAACCGCGAGCGCTATCGCGCCGAGCCGCGCACGCTGCCGAAGCGCCCGGAGGAGATGTCACCGCAGGAGTGGGAAGCCTACGGTGCGCAGTACGGTGCCGACTTCAGACAGAACCCGATGCAGTCGCTCGGCGTGAGCGACATCGCGACGAAGCGCGAGATCATGGTGCCCGGTGGACTGGAGGGCAAGTTCACCATTCCCGATCTCTTCGCGATCAAGGCGAACAACTTCGACCCGACCGTCATCGGTCAGGAGAAGCACAACGAACTGATGGGCAAGTTCCTGCGCACGTACCAGCGCGAGGGACCGCACGATCCGGTGGACACGTTCAACGATCTGAACTTCGCGCTGCTGTCGCCGAACGCGCCGCTCACGCAGAACGAGTTCCTCGCGCAGCGCCTGCGCGCACGCACGCCTGAAGACCTCGAAGCACTCGCTGCGCGCGAGGGCACGCCTGACCTCGGTGCCGCCATCGATGCCGAGAGTGGCGTCGGTGCCGCGTCACGCGGCGGCATGGGCGTGAAAGGCACGGCCGAGCTTGAGAACCAAGCAACGCTCGCGCGCCTGCTGCGCGAGAAGCCCGAGATGTTCCAGCCCGGTGAAGGCGAGACACTGCGCGACGTGGGCTTCCGCACGATGAACCAAGTGCCCGGCCTGTCGGTGAAGACCGCGAGCCTCGGCGTGCCGTGGACCGACCTGTCGAAGGCGAACACGAGTGCGGTCGATCTGTGGATGATCCGCAAGAACTACCCGCGCCTGCTCGAAGAGAACCCGCGCTTCGCGCAGCGCATGGCTGACCTGCGCGCGACGAATCCGGGCCTGTCGGAAGAAGAGGCCGCGATCAAGATCATCGGCAGCGGTCACCCGCAGGCCGTGTACCGCACGAAGAGTGGCGAACTGCACCCGGACCTGCCCGACTACCTGCAGCCCGAGAAACTCGCGTTCGAGCCGGGCAAGTTCACGCGGCCGAACGAGTTCTATCAGGACATCATGCGCTACGTGGACGAGTCGCGGCAGGGCGCGCCGCACGAACTGTTCCCCGAGCAGTGGCGACTGTGGGACACGTATCGCGGACGCGTCGAGCCGCACGAGATGGCGCACCCGGACTGGCGCAAGTTGCCGAAGCAATCGTTCAGCGAACTGCAGGACGCGCTGACCGAGCACAAGCGCATGGGCTACATGTCCGCGCCCGAGGCCGAACTGCAGCCGACGAAGATGCAGGGCGACTGGCGCAAGTTGTACTACGGCAAGGCCGATCCGCGCCTGCTGCTCGGCGCGGCCACTGCAGGCGGCGGCGCGGCAGGGGCTTTAAAGGCCAAGTCCTACATCGAGCAACTGCGCGCCCAGCGTGACGCGCAACTTCAGGCAGCAGACCAACAAGGAGAACAGTGATGGCCGATTTACGCGAGGCGCTCGAAGCCGCCTTCGACAGCGACACGAGCACCGACACCGAGATTCCGGCGTCGTCAACGCCGACTGAGCCAACGCCCTCTGGGGATGGCTCCTCGACCGAGACAACGGCACCGACGACGCCGGAACCCAGTGAAGGCGACGGCCGCGCCCGCGACGGCCTTGGCCGCTTCCTGAAGGCCACGCAGGTCGATGGCAAGGGTCAGGAGCCACCCGCGCCCGGCGCGCAGCCCACAGGCGCTCCTGCGCAGCCGCAGGGGCAACCGCCGCAGCAGAACACGCCGCGCTTCGAGCCGCCGCCCCGTGGCGTGCCGCCCGCGCTGCGCTCGCACTGGACCGGCCTCACGCCCGAATGGCGGCAGCACATTGCCGAGACACACACGAAGGTGCAGCAGATCGAGGAGCAGTACCGCCCGGCCGTGGACTTCGCGACGAAGTTCATGCAGACGGTGCAGCCGTACCAGCAGGCCATTCAAGCGGAGACAGGTGGCGATCCCATCGCGGCCGTGCGCGGCCTGATGGACACGGCCGCACGGCTGCGCTTCGGCACGCCCGGCGAGAAGGCGGCCACGGTCGCGCAGATCGTGAAGTCCTACGGCGTGGACATCGAGGCGCTCGA